CCAAGTTTTTCTGTCACCTCTGCAACTTGTTTGATCAAATTACCTGCGACTTCATACGCTCGTGGAGCATCACTTTCCCTAGCCAATTCAAGAATACCTTCAATCGCATCAGAACCACGTTCAACCAAGTTGTAAAAGTTTTGTCTTTGGTACGCATAATCATTTTCTATATCTGCATCATTATTAGATACTTGTATTGGATTTACTTTTTTTTCAACAATAGGGTTGATCTCAATATTTTCAACCACTCCTAAAGCTTTATCAATTTCACTGTTCATTCTGTTAACTTATCATCGCCTGTGGTATTATCTCTGACTTTTGAATCTTGGAAGAAAGATGTAGATTCATTAAATCCAAAATCATCATCAGCATCAGCAGTAGTTGGATCTGGAGTAACAGTGTATCTCTGTTCTCTTGCTGGAGCTTCTGACTTAACATTAGCATACTGATCCACGATAGCAGTCTTAATGACACCGGAATCAGTAATTGGACCATAAAGATAAAACTTAGTCGTAAAAGACAATGTATAGATTATGGCTCGTCTTGTTTCAAAATCACCTTCATAATCATCCTCATATGATATGCTATTCAGAATGATTGGTACATCTCTCTTGATACCCATATCTGCCATATCATTAATTGTGAGAGTATAGTCAGGTTGAAAGTAAGGGAGAATCTGTTCTACGATTTGTAATGCATCATCAGAATTCTTTGCCATTACATACAACTCAAAATCCAAGTTGTATGGAACTGGCATAAATTGTACATCAAGTCTACTAGTATTTCCTGATTTAGTCTTCTTAAACTTTTGTACCCGATTTAATTTTCTACTAGGATCGTAAGTTAGATTTTGAATCTCAAACCCAATACGTGGAAGTGTAATCGCTACCTGTTTTGTGAGATCAGGATCTTCTCTTAATCTAACAAGAAACTTTTGTCTCGGACCATAGGCCAAAGGAACTTTCATGGATTGCACAATGGTTCCATCATTGTCTTTACGAACCAACTGAATACCATTGAACAAGGTTCCGAATGCAACAACGACCTTTCTTATTGTTTCATGGTAAAACTGACTACCTAACATTCTTTACTCTCCTGCGTCACCAAATGGGTTGCTCTCAGTGAAATCTAACACATCATCATCTAAACTTTCAAACAACTCATTCTGTGCAGTATTATCAAGACTACCAGTGTTTGCTCCACCCGTTCCTATTATATATTCCTCTTGTAACAGATAATCATTAGTGCCTGTCTCAAGAAGTATGCTTTCACCAACAGAGCTACTATCGTCTTCACCTATTATATTGTCACTATCTGTTTCATCTAACAACAATCCTCTAGTTGTTGCAGTGTCATGAATTCTAATAGGTTCATTGACGGCACTCGATTGTTCCAAAGTAAATTGATAGAAAAGTGCATCTGTTGAAAGTGCATCTTCAATTGCATCAATCGCGTCAATACCTGTATCCAACATCTCAGAACTATAATCAAAGGTGCGGCACCGTAATCTATAAGCTGGATTGTTATCTAATTGATGAAAAGGTTCATCGTGGTCAACAAAATTCACAGAAAACAGTTTCTTCAAAATTGGATGAAAAATTAAATCCCCCTCAAGAGGCCTATCTGAATCTGTTGCATCAGTCTCATTAAGAATATAGAAGGTTTCTCCTTCAAATACAATTGCATCAGAGGACATATCAATAGTTCCAGACTCTAGAAGTATGGCACCACCTGTAGTGTCTGTACCACTCTCAATTGTAATCTGTTTTGTTAACTGTTGAAATCTGTGTTTTGCTACTACAAAGGTTACATCACTTAGGTTTTGTAAACCAAACCTATTCATCAACTCTCTTTCACCTTCATAACCACCCTCTGCATTCTCAACATACATTTCAATCTTAGCAGAAGAACTAAATTTCGAAAGCACATCCTCTCCCAAAAGAGTATCTTCTGCCACGATAGTTCTGTCTAGATAATGAACATCATGGCCGAATATCTGAATGGCTTCTGCAAGCAAATCTCTATAAAGATTTTGCTCTGTTGCGATTGCATGAGAATTACTAGTATGAAATATGGAGTTAACAGGCATGGTTTATCCTATCATATAGTTGATGGGCAACTCAAATGCAAGTTGAATTTGTTCTTCTAATCTTTGCAATTCCTCTTGTGCTTGTGAGTAAATAGTGTCACCATTCATCGTGACACCTCCCAACATTGTGACACCATTAAACTTTGATAGGTTTGCACCCCATTGTCTTTTGATTAGAGCAGTTGCATATCTCTTCAGATACATGTCATTATAAACATCTGTAAACGATGTTGGGTCAAGCTTTCTATAACACTCAATAATGATATATTCATCAACTTTAACATCGTTGTTCCAGTCCATATCAAGGTAAAGTCTTTGTTGATGCTGACTAAAACGAATAGGAATCTCACCAACTAACACATGTTCTAGAAAGTCTAGATGTTGCAACGTCATTTGATATTCCATAATAGAGGTGGATGAAAAGTCATACAAATCATTTAACCTCAACTGATATCTAAGGTCAAACATATTGGATGTTGTGCTATCAGTGATAGGGAATATATTGACGACAGAAAGAACAGCTGACGGCACAGGAATGTAACCATTACCTTCTTTCCAAGTTGCAGTGACAGAACTATCCACCACATCAGTTGCAGTTGTAGATGTATCAGATGTTGCTCTGGTTATATCTGCTGAAGTGATTTGATGTTTGAGATACATTCTCTCAACACCATCATAGTGATATTCAGCGAAATATTGTAGTGCCTCGTCCAATCTGTCATCAATCTGATCATCAGACACGTTAATGTCGATCACACCGAAACCTAGTGACCTAAGACAGTATGATTTAAGTGTGGCCTTTGTTGATGGAACTGCCATATGTTCAACTCCGTTTATTACTTATTTATAAGTATTTAGTTGCGATACAATTTGGCCCGTACTGCCCATCTTCAAACCAATCTGATTGTTGTACAAATCCAACACTTTTATATGCCGGTAACGCACTTTCTCTGGGAACTGTCCACATCCAATCACCATCTTTGCGTTTTGCATACTCTAAACACCAAGTTAGTATAACTGAAGAATATTTCTGCCCTCTAAAATTTGGATGAACCCACAACCCTCTTGATCTCCAATAATTAAATATTCCCTTGGAATTACTATAGTAACAACTGTTTACGGCAACTAATTCGTTATTAGACCTAATACCAACAAATGTAGGCTCCGCATCCTTTGCCATCTGTTTATCTTTACCAAGTTCTTTTTGCATCCAGAACCATGTCCACTCATTTGATTTTGCAACTCCATTCTTCTTGTCGGGCCATAGTTCTCTTTCCCATACCTCTTTGATCTCCTCGAAACTTATCTCTTCGACAAAATCAAGCATGGTTTTTGTACCCCTCCCATTCATGCGGTTTGTTGAAACGGTGTGAAAAGTGAACAAATTTTATGTCAGGATGAAACTCATCACCCAAACATATATAATCGTTTCCAGTTATTTCTCTGTATTTTCTTGTCAACTGAACATTAAACTTCATCATACTCTTTCCGTAGATTATGTCTTCGCCAGTTACCCAACGAGTAAACCATTGAGGTGGTAGCACCGTTAGTTTTAGTCGTTCATTAACTGAGTCCTCAACAAAATACTGCTCTCCATTTACAGGGCCATTTGTTGTGCCGTTCAGAATGTAATAACTCTGCCAGTGTTTCATATCTTTCATGAATTTCTCATAGATGTATTCGCAGTCGGTTGGGTAGTATTTGAAAAATCCACCGTTGATTTTATAACCTTCTTTATCGGTATCTCTCCACCAGCCTGGCATTGCAGCAAATTCACCCCGCTCGATAGGGAACTCAAATATTTTCTTGTAATCATTTATGAGCAGCATATCAATATCAATGACACAAACAGGTTCATCAATGCCTGTGTTCATTGCATACATCTTGTTCCATTGCAACTGAACGTCTGAATGGTAAGGCTCTCGTATCCAAACCATCTCGTAGTCTGAAAGTTTTTTCTCCAAGTATGTTTCGTATTCCGGCCCATACTTGTCACCGATTCTAACTGCAAATATCTTCATGGTGCGTAAGGAAAAATCATTTTTGATTTTATCATGTCCATAGGTTGTACTCCAAAGTATTTATTTGGCTTCCAATCATCACCATCTTTTTCAAACCAAGGAATGAATGCAGCGACAATGTGAATTCTTGGTTTAGTTCCACCACCCGTATCTCTAACTCTATGTTTTATTCTTGTGTTCCACATATAAACTTTACCTACCTCTAAGTGTTTTGCTAGTGTCAAAGAATTACCGTAATCGTCTGTTCCATCAATTTCCAAAATATAAGATGGTTCCGTAACCAGTGGGATATTAAATCTTATAGCACACCAGAGAACTTCATCTAAATGCCAACTTTGTTCATGGCCGGGATACTCCCACATCACCCTTGATCTTGTTGGAAGTAAATCCACACACTCTAAAAATTTACTATAGTGTTTTTCGACTATTGGGTGAACTGTAGAAAATCCATATGTGTCATAGTAAGTATTCCTGTCATCTTTCCAAGGAGGATTTGGATTGTTCATTCGAGAATAAGCCCAGTTCAATTCTGGATGACCAAGACTTGCATATGGACTTTGTAGGTGTTTGTCACCGTTTGGATTCATACAGATACTAAACCCCCTATATTTTTCTGACTCTTTGTCATCTCTTTGCCAACCTTTGATACCACCAATATCGTTTGATATGTTTAGAGTTTGTTCGTGTAACCATTTTGCTGATGGCATACCAAGTTCCTCTAAGGTAAATTCAAGAAAATTGTCTTCAATTCTCTCCTCGTAGAAATTAAACGCATTATACTTTTCATTCAATTCACTGAATTTATCCATTAACATACTTGTCCTTTGTTGGCCGTGTTCCTCTTAGGTAATAGTATTCACTATATTTTTCTAGAGTATCAACTAATTTATCGAAACTCTTCAGTAAATAAGGGAAGTCATAACACACATGAGATGTGTGGTATCCATATATATTGCTTATATCCATAAACACCTTTTTATTTTTAATCTTATCAATGAACCATTCTGGGCTCATGTCAATTCCACAAATAATATCCCACACTTTATATTCTATATTATATTTGTTGTACATCTTCTCTTGAAGAGTTCTAAGCTCCTCGTGTGTTCCAAAAGATTCAGTTCTTTTATTGAGTTCGTCCCTATGGTCTTTGTTTATAATGAAACCATTAATGGCAATAATTTGATCAGAATTTTTAGCATACAATAATATATCATCCATAGACATATTCATCTCAACTATGGTTTGTTTTATCTCTACATTCTCACTACAATAATCATAGAATACAATATCACCATCAAAGTCTAATTTCTCTGCAAATACTTCACCCGTGTACCCAGCTGTTGGGGTCATTATTAAATCAAATGGTTTATCTGGCAACTTTCCCAAAGACTCTGTATTCTCTGCATAAAACACTTGCATACACCTTCCAAATAAAATTTTAAAATATGGATCACTCTTGTCTATTTCCTCACGCCATCCCATTTTTTTTGAACTACTCAACACCCAATTTTTGTTTTGGAGTTCTCTTCGTTCTTCCATGTGTCCATAAGACCAAGACTTAGCATTGCGTTCTGCAACTGAAAAATTTGTGATAGTAGGAAGCTTGTGTGGAGTCAACCATGAGGGAGTGTAGTCATCATGAAAATTATCGTCTGCTCTTATAAAATTATCCCACTTTTCTCTTATATTTGGTTTACCCAATGATCTCCATTTTTTAAGATTGAGTTCTATGTGCTGGTGATGAATAAATGCTTTCTCGTTTGGTCTAGCAATGATGTGACCTCTACAAAATTCACCTGTCTTTGTCCAGTTATAAAATCTTTGGATCGCAGTTATCGGACAAACCATGTCAAACACCATACCGGATGATACAATCATAGCATGACTGTATTTGTCACAAGTGTCTAATACATCATTCAATTCAGTTAGGTAGCAAATCTTTTGATCATGGCCAGTTCCAGACCCAGTAACACCACCAGAGGTTTGCAGTAGTGTTGTCTGTAATTGTTTCTCTGCTGCAAAATCCCATTTCAGAGTTACATAAGGGGGAGCCTTCTTGTTTGGATACATGATAATAAAAACAAGATGTTCAGTTTCTTTTTTGGGTTTTATATTTTCTGTATGTTTTAACCAAAGATTTTTGAAATCATCAAAGCTTTTCATAGTAAGGTTTCCATTCGGGGAACACATCAGTCAAACAGGTTCCTCTATACTTATCACGCTTTGCAACGTCCTCAATCATTCTATCGTGTAAGCTTTGATCAAACGGTGTTTCTGTCAGATAACTTATTAGTTTCATAAAAGTTTTACTATGTTGTGGTTTGCTCTCATTATAAATTTTGTCAATATAAAATTCTCTTATATCTTCGGGCACAGTAGCAATGGTGTAAAGATTATCTCCACCAATAACTAAACTGCCTGTTGCAAAATTATTATACACCTCTGGTTCACTATCCCTAAGTTCGTCTACACCATCAGCAACTTCATGTAAATACCCAACGTTGAGAGAACTGACACAAGTTGCAAACAATATTTTAGTTCTGGGTAGTTTTGCAAATCTTTTAACATTCTTCATAATCTTTGGCCACTTGGAAGGGAAACGAATATAATTATTCTTCTCTCCCCAACACTCAACAGAAACATTTATTTGACAATCTTTAAAGTGTTGAACATATTCAAATACATCTCCCAGTTTGCCCATCTTAGGAGTTAGGGTTGCATTGGTAGTCATAACAAGTCGCATTTGTTTTGATACGCCCAGCTCAATTGCATGATCCATCATTTCATAATTTTGTGGAAGTGCAAGTGTTTCGCCCCCAACAAGTTTCAGCTCAATAAGATTTTTCAATACGTCTGTGTATTGATTCATATCATCTTCTTCGTTGACCCAAGTTCTTCCAGCAAGCCAATGACTTGTCATTCCCTTACCTTTGGTTATACCAATCGCCTCATTCTCTTTTGCATAGGTTGATGAATTAAATGGTCCACACATATTACATTTTAGGTTACAGAAATTGTTAGGTGCGTTATACTCCATAGTAAGATAAAATGGTTCACTGTGGTCTGTATCAATATACTCTTCAAGTGCAGCAGTGTGTTCTTTGTACTCTCCATGATCTTCATCAAATTTGTCAACATACATCAACCTATGACTTTCAGTTTTTGAATGTTTTTCTTGCTCTTTGCAAACCAGACAAAACTTTTCTGACAGCGGCCCACCGCCCTCTAAAAATTCCTTGCGAAAATCTTTCATTAGTTGTGATTGGTGAACTTCCATTACAGAAGTCTTACCAGATTCTTTGATTTTACGATTTGGCCAATCCTTCAAAACACAACACGGTTTTGTAACCCTATCATGATTAACAACAGCGTTCATAAATGGTTGAGGACAAAACCACTCTAAATCTTTCAACTTAGTCATAGACTGTTTCCTCTCTCGTATCTTTCTCATCACCACAATATTTTATACAGATTTTAGGAACAGATGTTCCCTTGGTTAGTCCATTGAAAAAATCAAGCCATTCTGTTGATAGAATAATATCTTCAACTGTATTGACATTTTCTATTTTTAATTCTTCTTTAAACAAATCGTCCATACCGTCCATGTTTCCATCGTAGTTTGGTTTTAATTTTCGTAGTGGGTCTGTCCAACAACAGGGCAATAGATATCCCTCAGCATTTAACGCAAACGATTTACCTTTAGCACACTTTGGTCTAAGCACAATTATACTCACTTGGTTTGTACGGATCATTAGGTCCAGACCACCGTGAAGACTTGTTTATATGAATAGGAATTTTATGACGTTGAGCAAGGTCTATAGCTTCTGGTATGTCATTCTCATTATACTTAAAAATTATATACTGCCACCTAATATCATTCCCAAGTTCAACACCAGTTTTCATCACATTAAACAAATATTCACCATTCTGATTTATCCTATATTTATGACTGTCCTGTGGAAGCCCATCAATACCGAACTCCCATGTGGCATTTTTATTTGCGAGAAATGCATCTCTATACCAATCCATAGGTTTATGAGAAGCAGCAGTATGTACAAAGACTCTTTTATCTTTAGTAAGCTCAAGAAACTCTATGAACTGTGGGTGAAAGATTGGGTCAGATATTTGACCACAAAATTCTATCTGATCAAAATGACTTATGATCTTCTTGAAACTATCTAAAGATAAATCACCAAGATTTTTAGTAGGGACAGAACGTCTAAGACACTTTGGACATTCTAATGTGCATCGGTGGGTTATATCAAGATTGATACTTTTCCTATTTAATATGGTTGAAAGCAATGCTTATTCTCGATTTGTTGCTTTCATTTGGTTCTACTGAATGAAAGCAGTCGGAAGGAAATAACA